AGTTGCTTCATCACCAACTGTTAATGTATTACCATTGTTTGTAATTACAGCAGTTGATAATGCTTGTGATACGGTTACACCAATAGTAATATCTTCATCAACATTACTTATTCCTGTGACTTCAGCGCCATTTACAAAAGTACCTGTTATGGTTTCTGTATTCAATATGATCTCAATTATTTCTGTGCTACCTTCTTGAAATTTTAATATGTTTTCTACAATTGCAGTTGCTTCATTTACATCAGCATCAGCAGGATCATTTGCTTGTGTAATTGTTTGACCTGTTAAAAAGATAGGGTTATATACTGATTGTAATGCTGTTTGTGTACAACGAATAAAAGTTTGAATATTCCAAGAACCATCTGATACTCTTAACATATCATCTGTTGGTGTATAAACTTCTGCTGTTTCGTTAAATAATATTCTAAAGAAAGCCTTGTGTGCTTTTGCAGTACCTTTTGCTCTATATAAAGATTTAATATTCTTAATTAATTTTCTTGTACTTACAGCGTCATCTGTATCTCTAGGAATTGTATTAAGAAATTCCTCTTTCATCTGATTTAAGAAATCACTAATCGTGTGATCTGGATCAGAATAATTTAAAAGTTGTTGAATGTTCTCTACTGGATTTGCACGATACTTACCAACTTTAGCAGTTGCACCTGAAGTAGAACCAGTGACAATTTCACCTGTTATCCAACCATTGTTTGCTGATATGAATAATCTATCATTTGCTATCGTATCTTCTGCTAGAACTGTTGAAGTCGCACCTGAAGTAGAACCTGTAATGATTTCACCTTTTGTGAATGATCCACCAAAAGTATTTTCTTCATTTACAAGTTTATTATTTGCGTCTAATCCATTTTTATTTGTTTGATTAAGTAATACAAAACTATCTGTCGTACCTACTGTTTCTAAAAGTATCTGATCTATTGCTGTAAATGTATCTAAATTTAATTCAGCAGATTCCATGAATAGGAAATAAGATGTTAGAAATTCTGTAAATTTAGGGTGATCACTTAAAACAAATTCAGGAACTTGTTGTTTAATGAGTGTGGATAGTTTTTTTTTATTTGTTTTTTTCTTGTCCATTACCTAGCCCTAATAACTGCTGGTAGTTGTGTATGATGTACCTGCTTGTGAACTACCACTTTCGATTTCATCTACTGATCCAGTAAATGATGAGTTAGCAGTATCAATTGATAACACTTGATTTCTTACAGGAACAACATCATTTGAACTTGGCGTCACGGTTACTCTTATTTGAGTACTAGCTGCACCATCAACATTTGAAATGCTTGTAATGTTAGCAGAAGTTAAAATTATTTCTCCAGTTGTGTAATCAATTGTACCGAAAGATGAATCTGTATATATTCTTGTAGTACCACTTAAATAATAAACTCTAATAGCACCTTCACCATTATCATCTAGGAAATGTTCGTTAGTAGAACTGTCATCATTAATTTTAAATCCTGTTGATGAAACAATACCACCAGCACTTGCATTGTGACCAGAGTGTGGATTGTAAAATGCATTATTAAATGATAGTGTATATTTTAAACCCGAACTTAAAGTCGGTGTAATGTATTTGTACATTTTAATTTTTGTAATATTTGATAATATAGAAGTGTCAGCTTCATCTATTGTTTTTCCAACTGCTGAATATCTAAACATACCTGTAAAATCCTCTAATGTGTCTGTATTGTAGGTTGAAACAGCATTTAATACATTTGTTTGAAGTGTTGATACATCTTTAGTTGTTAAACTAGAATCATATTTAAAAGTTGTAGTTAAAGTTATGAAAGTAGTTTCAGGATCAATAATCACAGGTGTTACCGAAGCAACAGCATATGATTTAAGACTTTGTACTAAACTTGTTTTAGTGACTTCTGTTAAATTAGAACCCGATTTTGCTTTAATAGAAATATAAACTTTACCATAGTCAGGAGTGGCAGCATCTTCACCACCATAAACTTGAACTGATTGTGCATTTGCATATAAACTTTTTACAAGAACTTTATAGTCATCAGCTGTGACTGCTCTATCTTGTGATGTATAATCTCTTGGTGCATTATACTTAATTGATTTAATTGTTTCTGGAGCATCACCACCAGCTGCATTACCAATTGTTGTGATTGTCACACCTGCAAAACCACCAACTGTTCCTGATAATGTAAATGAGGTTGCACCATTTGGTTCATCTCGATTACAAGTCACATAATCTAATATGACAATATTACCATCAGCGATTGCTTCTCCTAAAACACCATCACCAAAGTAAACTTCAAATCTTCCATTTTCAATTTCTTGTAAAAAATAAACTTTAGATGTAGAATCCAATGTTGTAATACCACTTGCTAATGAATATGTATTTGTTGTAGAGTCTGAAGAAGATTCTTGAACTTTAACAGTAAGAGTTGTTGTGTCAACATTATCATTTGGTATAATAAATCTTTGATCTGTATCAGTTGTGTTTGCTGTGTATTTGTAATTTAAATATGTACCTTCGTAAATTACTAAATTAGAAAATTTATAAACACCATCTACTGGTGAAATGCTAACATCAGCATTATTTACAAAAGAATAGTTTGTTCCGTCAACCGTAGTTGTAAATTTTGTTCCTCTTGACATTGTGATAGAAGCGCCACTAGCATTATTTACTACAACATCAATTGTTGCTTGTGAAGCACTAGCACTTCTTGGAGTGTAACCAACTTGTTTTGCTAATGACACAACACTTGATCTTTGATCAGCACTATCAAGATACATTTCGTTTGCCAACATATTAGCATTGTATCCTAGGTAGTGTGTGTTGTAAGCAAGAACATCTAATAGAATATTCATACCAGCACCTTCAAAATCGTAATCAGTAAACTCGTCCTGTTGTGATAGGAAAGTTTTTAGATTATCTTTGATTCCGTCAAAGTCTAATTGTGATATTTCTAATTTAGTTGCCATATTATCTTAATCTTTCTAAAAATGATTCTACTTGAACTGGCTCAGAATGGTTAACTACATAAAAAGATATTGAAACAGAATATCCATTTCTATCTAAATTAGGCATATTTGCAACCTGTACCAATCGACATCTTGGTTCATAATTTTTAATTAATAATTCTATTTGTTTCCCAATAAAGTGTGAAATTTGAGGAGTTATATTTTCAAATAACAATGCTCTCAAATTAGACCCAATTTCTGGGTGAAAAGGTTTCTCATAATGATTTAAGTTAATTAGATTTCGTACACTTCTTTTTACTGATTCTACATCTAACATTTTTTGAATGTCTTTAGTAGCAGTATTTTGAGCAAAGTCTAAATTTAAATCTTTATAAATTTTTGCACTTCTCTTACTTTTATTTGTTAGTGTACCAGCGTCATAACTTGCCATATTTCTCTCCTACTACTATTTATACCAATATTACCCACCTGCAAAAACTGTACCACTACCAGTTGTCATTGCACCTGCGTCAGTACTATCGCCTATTCTTGCCATCGCTAAACCAACAGCAAATACTGTTGCACTACCTACATTGACATTAGCCACATGAGCTGGGCAAAGAGGTGATGGCGGAAAAGTATGAGAAATGGTTTTATCTGTTATTCTAGCAACAAGTATTTTATTTGCAAAGACAGTTGACTGTCCTGGCGTAGCTAAAGTTGTGGTTGCAGTACAAACATGGCCTGTACTTAAACTATCTCCTTTTCGACTTACTGCTGGCATTTCTCTTTTTTATTTTCCTTAAATAATATGTTCTACCGTTTATCTTATAAACTTTTTTTGGTTTAAATTCAGGTTTTTCAGGTTCATATGCTTGAAAAAACCAATCAAATACTTTTTTAAGATATTTCATTGGAGTGTCCTCCTATATTATCTTACTATTTTTTACTTTTTCTTTTTTTCTTTGCTGGTGGCTTAGTTGCCTTAAATTCGTTGTAAGCACCTTTAACTTTAGTCATACCTTCTGGTGTAGGAATCTTTCCTTCATCAATTAGTTTCTGTCTATTTGCTAAATGTTGCATTTGAACATTATCTTTGTCACCACCATTGTAAGCAACAGCGTGTCCTTCATTCATCAATGTATCAGCAACATTTTTGCCGTCTATTGTTTTGAAGTTACCAAGAATACGACCAAATTTACCTTTCATATTCTCTCCGCCTTTTGTTACCTGTGATAACAAGATTGCTTCTCCGCCTAGTAGCGAATTTAATCTATCTTTCGCTGCTAAACCAAATATTTTTTCTATTTTGTCAGTTGTTCTACTTTCAGGAGTGTCAATGCCCATAATTCGGACTCTTTCATCCCTTAGCCAAACGCCAAAACCCAAATCTAGGTCAATATCAACGGTATCACCGTCAACTATTTTTACAATTTTGCATTTATACTCGTACATAGTTTTTTCCTTTGAAATTAATAATAACTATTTATAAGTGCTTGACGGAATAGTCAAAAAATGATATAATAGACTTATGACTTTTGATGGAGACGGATAAAGTCAGGACGCACGGCCTGGTTCCTAGGATCAGGCCGCATAATCCTTAATGTTCTAGTTTTGTTCTAAAAAATTGTTGTATTTTTGCAACAGCCTAGTATTTTATCCATTTTACTCCATTTTTTTCTTGTAAGTTATAGGTTTTTAGTGTATTATAACTGTATATTATGAAAAAAACAAGTAAAAATAATAATTCTATCAAGTGCGACACTTTGTACACTATACAAATGTTAAAAACTATGATAGTATATACAGATATTATGAACAATAACACAAAGGAGACTACAATATGTCAAAAGTAAAACAATGGGCAGAAGATACTGCCGAAAAATCAGTTGATAACATCTTAAAATTCTTTAAGAACGGTACTATTGATTTAAATGAAACAAAAAAATCAATATTAGATGTTGAAAATGTTAATATGTTAGGTATTAATGCTGAAAATGTTGATGAAGTTATATCGGAGAATGCTTAATGATTAAATTTTACGAAATTATGGCAACTTGGTTTGCTGTACTTGGTATATTTGCTATCGTAGGTACTGTCGGTGCTATAGAAACAGATCAATATATGCTTGCCTTTACATTATTTGTAATGGGAATAAGTACTATGTTTATTTCAATCGTATGTCAGGAGAAACAATAATGGTTACACCACAAGAATATAATAAATTGAGAGAAGAAGAACTAATCCTAAAGGCTGCTAAGTCAAGTGGCGCTAATAAGGCAGAAATATTACACGGTTCTTTATTCGTTACCTTTACACCAGGTTTTGTAGATGTATTATCACAAGAGTTAAAAAGTGTGCTAGAGAAACTTCTTGACAATACGACAGTTAAGATGTATAATCTAACTAAAGACGAATACGCTTACGATTTTATATAGGAGTATATTATGAAAAAAAAGAAAACAAAAAAGAAAGTCAAGTTGACAGTAGATGGTTACTATACTGATAATAATGGTATGTGGACTATCTATAAAACCGAGTCAGGAATGACAGTAATGAAGAAGGAGAAAAAATATAATGATAATTAAATTAGGTGATACGATCAAAGACGAAAAAGGAAGAGAAGGTGAGATAACTAATATCGGTATTGCTACCGATAAAAATGATATCGCTGGTGAATTAGGAGTTAATGCGAAAGAGTATGATACAGAATTAAATTATACTGGTGCAATTAGTTTTGGTTCTAACTGGTGTTATTTTAGTCAGATTGCTGAAGTGATTAAAAAAAATGAGTTTGTTTCAGATACAACATGGATGGAGGCATAATGTATATTAATGGACACGGTAACAAAGTTGATGTTATTCAAAATGTGATTGAGAATATAGATGATGGTTTATATTCTAATGCTAAAGATATGTTAAATCAATTAAAAGATATTGAAATGAAATCTACAATCTATGATGGTAAAGTTTACGATTATAAAACAGACAAGTATATTTCTTTTGATGAATTTAAAGCACAACAAGATTCAGATATTGATATATCTTTAAATTTAGAAGCAGAAAGGATATACGGTAAATAATGCAGACTTGGGAAGAGAAGTTAATTACAGCTATATTAACACAAGCAGTTGAAGACGCTAAGTACACAGGCTTGAGTAAAAAATATCTTAAACATAAGATACAAGCAATCGATTGGATTATGAGTAATGATCCACAGTTTAGTTATTATTGTAAGTTGCTTAATATAGAACCTAGTTATATTAAAAATAAAATCAAATTACATACTAATACTAGATTTTCTAAAAAACAAAAAGTTTTAGTAAAACCAATAATTAAAATGTTAGAAAGGAAAAATAATGAGCCAAGATGTGTTAGGGTATAGTTCCCACGACTGGAGAAAACATACAGATGACGCTGTTGTTGTAGATGAACATACGACAGTTATTAGAAAAGTTAATGCTTGTAAAGTTATCTTTACTCATCCAAAAACATTAAAAGAGGAAACTGTTGATGTTTCAAGATTGATTAGAGTATTTGTAAACAACGGTGAAGGTCATAAAAGAAGTGTCAAGTAAAGAAGAAGATAAAAAATTACAAGAGGCATTTGATGACCTGTATAGATATGTAATTATAATGGGTCTAAAGTTTAACTGGCAGATGATCGCCGCAACTTTAGTATCCATAGGATTAAGAATATATAAGACGGTATTGAGTGATGAGGGTTATAAGGCAATGACACAATCTATAACCGAGAGTTATGATGAGATACAAAAATTTGAAGACACAACACTACACTAAAGGAGAAAGATGAGCAACCCATATGATAAACAAGTAGGCGGAGATCACTATTCTAAAATGAAGATACAACCTGCTGAATTTATAAACAAGAATAAAATGTTATTTGCTGAAGGCAATGCGATTAAGTATATTTGTAGGCATATAAACAAAGGTGGCGAACAAGACCTTGAAAAGGCTAAACATTATATTGATATGATAATTGAGAGAGATTATGGAGATGACGCTGAGAAAAGTAAAGTTTTTTCAACAACAGTTGATATTGAAGATAATCCTGAAATAAATATTACTTATGAGAATCTATCTATATCAGATGAAGAAGGTTTACCACAAGATAAGACAGAAGATGAAATATTTTACCCATCAGGAGTTAGTCTAAATGAAAAATAAACTATTCATATTATTACTTGTATCACTTTTATGTGTAAGTTGTGCTAGTAAGAATAAGAAGTTAGAAACACATCCTACAAATAATGAAAATGCATTAGAGGCATTAGATAAATTTTGGGAGTTGCTTAGGCCGTTGAGATTTTTAAATGGTGCAGGTGCTGTTGAGTTTAATTAAAATTCTTTAGATATACCGAAACTAGGTTGTTCTTTACAATCAGTAATCGCAGTATCTATATCATTCACATTACAAGATACCTTACCTTTGATACCACAACCATACATTGTTATTACTATTATTAATACGATTACTTTCATTACTTGATTTCTGCTACTCTGGGAGCTAGGTGGTTTCTGAAGGACGCACACACATACTTATAAGAATACCGATCCTCACATTACATTAAGAATCATAGGTATCATTATTAAACTTATTAATAGTAAATCAATCCAAAAGATGAATGCTAAAACATTCCACCACATTAGTCTTTTCTTTCAACTTCTTCATAGAAGTAATCATCACTATCACCAAATACCCACTTACTATCTTGTTCACAAAAGAAGTACTTTGTTGATACCT